GGGGGAGGGTTTTGAAAACCCCTCCCGGTTTAATTAGAGTCGCTTGACGTCCTTAACATTAATGTTATGTTTGTCAGCAACCCGTGTTATCGCATCATCCACAGACTCGTCCTTCTTTGGATAGATGAAAACTTGTATACCATGATCTTCGAAGACCGCTACCGCGTTCTTGGGTGTTTGGTCGATTAGTTCCTTACTCATGTCTCATTGAGGTTTTAAGATTAATAGTTTTCATTGCGTACTTGTAAAATGAATTTTCTTTTGCTTTGATGGTGGAAATAGTGTCGCGAAGCGATGGATCTGCGGCCAGTAGTTGATCGAGGAGTAACTGCTGAGACGGAATATTCGCGTCTTTATGCAATTGATACAACATAGCACTAGCAGCCTTGCCGTCCTTCTTGAGCAATCCTTCCTTCAGTAAAGCTAGATCGTGATCGGCTAATGCTTGAAGAAACGTCTTTCTCATACTGTCAAGCTTACTAGCATACTCTGCAGGTATCAACGTCATCTCAGTATTCGCTGCTTGCATTACCTTCGCCGCTTCTATCATCGTATTGATGAACGTGACAGCAGAGCCTTGCTTACGATTAGCTGTTCTGACGAAACCCGCTAGTGAGTTAAGCACTTCTAGAGTGAACATTACCTCAATACGACTGATAGACTGCCGCTGACCAGTTCCAAAAGGGTCAAAAGTCTTGTGACCTAACATGCCGTCCGTGCGCATGGCGAGGCCGACGATGAATTTAAGCGCATCGTCAGCACCAGCTTCATTCTGAAGGGTGTTTTGCCAAACACGGGCAATGACAGGTGTATCCTTACCTTTGGTGACGCTACGCATCAGGAAGCGATCGCCTAGCATCGCTTCGCCTTTAAGACCTGCTCGATCTACATTTGCGACGAAGGCATCAGTAATCTTCTTCATAGTGCGAACATCCTTATCGATGATTAACGTATCGTCTGACTGGATATAATAATACTCCTTCTTCCCGCCTATGTTGCCATCTCTATATTGGGCGAGATAATCAACTAGGCCTGCTTCAGTTACGATGCCTGCATCAATAAGGGATTGTCCGTTGACGATAGAATTAACGAAAGTACCTACCTCAGATGTGATCTTAACTCCTGATAACAACCCGAGCTTACGAGGCGTGAATATCCAACCTCTACCTTTACTCTGCGAC